GAGCGACCAGACCGTGGACTGGCAGGCAGCAGTGGATGCCTTCACACCCCAGGCAGCATCCCACCTCCAGCAGTGGCGCGACTACTCGCCCACCTTTGTGCAGTGGCTCAAGGATAACAGGTTGGTCGGCATCATTAACTCCCGGCTCGCCTTCCCCATCCAGCATAACCCCGCAACCCACCTAAACGGTAAGACCGATGGCGCACATCTCCTGAATCGGGACAGGAACGGGTGGAGTGTCCTGGGCGGCAAGACCATGCCGCTCCTGATTGGGGAGAATACAGTCAACGCTTTTGTGTTTGAGAGTCAGTGGGATGCCTTTGCGTGGATGGACAGAATTGAGTGGTATAAAGACATGGCAGCCACCTCCTGTGTACTCATTACCCGAGGTGCGAGTAACGGTAGGCTTGTTCACGGCTTATTGCCAAGTACAGCCCGAGTCTACCTGCTCCCCCAGAATGATCCCCTTGATGAGAAGGGTGAATCCCCGGCAACCAAGTGGGTTCAATCCATTGCCAAGCTACATCCACGCTGCCTGATAGTGGCTACCCCGCCGGAGTACAAGGATCTTAATGAGTGGACTACCAGTGGCGCAACCAAGCAGGACTTGGTGACCGCAGGGGACGAGGCAGAGGTGTATGTGGACCCAGATGCCCCCATCCTCCCCAATGCATTCCTTTGGCCTGACCTACTCACCTTCAAGTCTTCCGAGGACGAAGCATCCATACTCGGTAACCGCTGGCTTTGCCGGGGCAGTTCCTGCGTCTGGGTCGGTGGCTCGGGCCTTGGCAAGTCAGTCCTCTCCCTCCAGGCAGCCATGCACTGGGCAGCAGGGCAACCCTTCTTCGGTATAGCACCCAAGATGCCCCTTACTAGCCTCATAATAGAGGCTGAGAACGATTTCGGGGACGTTGCCGAGACCGTGCAGGGTGTAAAGACAGGATTGCTCGCAGCGCAACCTACGCTCGATTTCGATCAGGTCACTGAGAGGGTCAAGATTGCCCGACTGGTCAATGTCACGGGGTACGACTTCATTATTCAGGTCAGGGAACTGATCGCCGACCATCAACCCGACCAGTTGTGGATTGATCCCTTACTCTGCTACCTTGGGGGTGATATTAACTCGCAGGAGGAGGTTGGTGAGTTTGTCAATCACCTGGGCGAACTTGCCCTCTCCACCGGCACCATCATCCACCTCATCCACCACACCGGCAAGCCCAAGACTGCCAAGGATACCCGTGGAATGACTGCCGCTGACCTTGCATATGCCGGTATAGGGTCCAGCGTACTCACCAACTGGGCAAGAGCCATTATGGTCCTGCAAACAGTGAGGGGTGAGGAGGGTATATTCCAGTTAACAGCCGCAAAGCGGGGTAAGCGGGCCAATTTACAGCACCCAAAGCATGAATTATCCGCTTTATCCATCTATTTGCAGCATTCTGCCGAGGGATTATGCTGGATTCCCAGCGATTACGAGCCAGAAGAGTCATCAGTTGGCCGCAACAAGGCAGAGATCCCCTTTACCCGCATCAGGGAAGTCATCCAGCAGGGAAGCCGAACCAAGAACGGAGTCGCTGAACTACTCGCCCAAGAGTTCAATGTGGCGACCAAGACAGCGTCCAGAAGGCTAGATAATCTCATCGAAAACAACACCGCTGGGACCAACCAGGAGGGTGACTTGATATGGAAGTGTTAAAAGTAGGTGTCCAACCATTTTGTCCAACATTTGTCCAACCCAAATTGCACTTTCTAACTATAAAATGACGTTTTTAGGAATGTTGGACAAAATGGAAAATGTATTTTGTCCATACTTTTGTCCAAGTGTTGGACAAAACACCCCCCCCTATAGGGGGGAGGTGTGTTTTGTCCAACTGTCCAATGTCCAATGGAGAGAGAGAAGAAGAAGTGAGATATAACCTCCCTTCCTGGTCGAGAAGGGGAAGGGGTTATTCCACACCACTGAAGAGATGCGAGATACGGTAACATTCATCGAGCGGGAATTTCAGTCCATTAATCACCTTTGGGTGAAGGGGGAATTCTTCCCACACCTGGCCGATCAGTGGACTGATCCATCCGAGAGGTATTTCCGCACAGACCGGATTGACCCGGAAGAAGGGGATTGGCATGAATGGAATGAGTCAGGGAATATACATTCCTGGTCGAGAGATTTAAGGCGAAGCGGTAGCCATACCCCTTTCCGCTCAGTCGTCTACCCTCCCCTGCCTCCAGATTTTGATGCTGATGCCTGGGAAAGAGAGACTGACCAGGCTTGTGCAGATAACCTGAGAGACGCTTACGAGGCTTCACGGCATCAAAGTACCTCTGAGGGGTAAAGAACGCTTACAGGGCATCCTGAGAGCAAAGAGGCTGTGCTGTGTAACGTGTGTAACTCATGCTAATACGGGATTGACAGATATGAGTGGAAGGTGAAAGTTAAGCCCTTGAACATAGTGCTTAATTGGCCGAAATCATTTCGGTGAATAGATTAGCACGATTATTGTGGGCTTAAATGTAATTGGACGGTTTCCAATTAGCCCAATTAGCCCAAATAGGAATGGCAAAGGCAAAGACAATCAAGATTCTAGCCGGTCAGGAGCGGAAGGCGAAGTCTGCCGAGGCAAGGAAGTATACTGCGGAGACTATTCCCGAGGATCTCAAGCGGAAGGTCGAGGATGCCTTGTCTGAGTCCACAAGGGGCGTCAAGGATGTAGCTGATGAATTTGGCTTGTCGGATCACGCGGTCCATAAGATTAGAACACTGGCGGAAGATAAGAATCCTGCTTTCAATATCAAGAGATGGAAACGTCACACTGCCGCTACTCTTGCCCACTTCACAACAAGGGGAGCAGATAGGTTGGTTGCGGAGGTGGATAAGATACCATTGGCCAATTTATGCGTCTCAGTTGCTATCGCGATCGATAAAATCGCAGCCCTAGCCGATCAACCGACAACTGTGGTCGAGCATCGCCTGCGTGTGGATCACGGCGGGGTGGAATCCATGATGAAGCGGGCCAATGCAGAAGCATCAGATACCGTATCTGATGTTTGTGATGACAAAGTGATCGATATTCCAAATAAAGAGGCTTAAATGCACCCTTTTGAGATCCTGCTAACCGATAAGCTACCGGGAACGTGCCTGGTCGCGCCGTATTTAGCTGAATTAAGTTGTGACGCTGAAAAGGGGGCGGGGGGGGTCTGTTTCTTTTTCGGCGGGGAAATCCCGACGAGTATAGCTACTAGATTTTTTATTACAAAATACCACCCCCATCCATGAAAAAGAAGATACGCGGTAAAATTGATAACAGAGGCACCGGCAAACCCGTTCGCCGCACCACCCGCGAGGAACGCAGGCGTGAGGAGAGGAAACTGCTGAAGGCAGAAAGGCGGGAGCAGGGAGTATGAAACCCCTCACGATCCTCAGTTTAGGAGCAGGTGTACAGTCAACGTGTCTGGCATTAATGGCAGCAAAGGGTGAAGTGGAGAAGGTGGATGCGGCTATATTTGCGGATACGATATGGGAACCTCGGGAGGTGTATGAGCATTTGGATTGGCTGGAGGAGGAATTGCCGTTCCCGGTTCATCGCGTCAGTCATGGTGATTTGCGGAAGGATGTTTTGTTGTCTGCGCGGGAGGGGAAGCGGGTAGCCACTCCCCCGTTTTTTACTGATCAGGGAAATGGCGATGGATTATTACGCAGGCAATGCACCCAGCAGTACAAGTTGGACCCTTTATTTAAAAAGATAAGGGGATTGCTGGGACTGAAGAAGGGGCAGCGTGTTCCTCATGGGGTTAAGGTGAGGAACCTTATGGGGATCAGCCTGGATGAGATTCAGCGAATGAAGGAATCGCCCCATAAATGGATGGAAAACATTTTCCCCTTGGTTGAGAAGCGGATGAGTCGGCATGACTGTTTGAGGTGGATGGAGAAGAACGGGTATCCCCGCCCTCCCCGTTCTGCCTGTGTGGGTTGTCCGTATCATTCATTGAAGGAATGGAGGAGCATCAAGGAAGATCCTGATGAGTGGGATGATGTGGTGAAGTTTGATAAGGAGATCAGGGGCGGACTGAATGGGACGAAATCGGCTTTATACCTCCACCGATCATTAAAGCCTTTGGATGATGTGGACTTGAGTACGGATGTTGAGCGGGGGCAGCTTACATTCCTGGATGAGTGTGATGGTATGTGTGGGAATTGATTATGACCGAGAAAGACCTGGCAGAGTTATCTGGAGTAGCCCGCATAGAGGTGAAGGAGTTACGCCCACAGCTTGAGAAGGGGGTTGACTGGGATTGGCAGCGGGGTAAGCCGGTTGAGTATACGCCCCAGGGGGTTCATAAGGTGAAGGAGTTGCTGGGGGTGAAGGGCGAGTTGAGGAGTAATGGCAGGAAGGACAAGGCGATTGTGTTGCGTAAGTTTGATCCTATCTGGTTGCTGGTGAGGTTTGATGGGGAGAACAGGAAGTGCATGACGAAGGGAACAGAGAACTTTATGCCCAATATGGAGATTGATGTGCAGGAACAGGCGCAGGGATTTTTGAAGGTAACACGGCATCCCAGGAGGCCGGGAAGGTGGTAATATGACGGTGACATTGGATGAGATGGAATTGGTGGCGACATTCCTGGCGGATGAGCATGAGCGGTTTGTGGATCATTGTGACCGGGAAGGATTGGGGGAGAGTGATGCCCTCAAGTTGATTGAGCGGATTAATGATGATTTCAAGGAGGCACTGGATGTGGCCTTTAACTCGGAACTGGGAGGACAACAGGATGCCGGAAGAATCAGGAATAATTAGCGTTAAAGAGGTGGTTACCGTGGAGTTGGGTGACCGGGTGGTGAGGTGTTGGTGTGCGGATGGTTTCCTGGTTGCGGATGTCAGGAAGCGTTGCCGGGAACTTTCAGCGGCACAGGCATCATCAAGGGATGTGCTGGTGGCGTTATTGGCGATTAAGGGGGTCGAGAAGGTTCGCGTAATGGACAGGTACGGTGGGGGATACGAGGGTGATATTTCAGGAAGTAAAGAAGGATAATTTAAAGGGGTACGTTCCTACACCGCACCCGATAATCTCTGCTCCGACACCGGAGGATGTGCAGAGGTTTGTGGGGAATATTGGTATTGATGAGACGGTGAAGCTGTTGCAGTTGCGCGAGGATAAGATTCTTGCGGAGAGGATGGACCCCTACCGGCACGGGTACGAGCCACCTCACTGGAAGGATGCTGATGAGTTGCTTAAAGATCCTGAGATCAGTGAGTTTATTATCTTGGGCGGGAATAGGGCCGGTAAGAGTGAGTATGCGGCGAAGCGTGTTTGCTGGTTGTTGAGTGAGTATGATGAGTGCCGTATCTGGTGCATACATACGACGCACATGAGTTCGGTCCAGATGCAGCAACCGTTGATATATAAATATCTCCCGGCGGAATATAAGACCGTTAAAAAGACGAAGATCACCAATGTCAGTTATACGCAGAAGAATGGATTTACCGAGGATACGTTTGTTTTGCCGAACAGGGCGCAGTGTTTCTTCCTGAACCAGAGTCAGGACATCAAGGTGATTGAGGGTGGGGAAACGGATTTCATATGGATAGATGAGGAAATTAATCACGATTGGTTGAAGACGTTGCGGTATAGAACGGTTACCCGCGAGGGGAAGATCCTTTTGACGTTCACGCCTGTCAGCGGATACACGCCAGTGATTAAGGAGTATTTGAGTGGGGCAACCATAACGGAGTGGAAGGATGCGGACCTGCTGAAGAGTGAGATCAATGTGCCTGGGGGGAAGAGGGGTACGATGCCCTACCGGGCAAGGTGCCACCGTCCTGATTCAGCGGCGATGTGGTTTCATTCAGTAATGAATGAGTATTCACCGTTTGACCAGATAGCCAAGACGCTGAAGGGGCGCGGACCGTATGAGGTTAAGATTCGGGCCTATGGCTGGGCGGAAAGTTTGCAGGGAACACAGTTCCCCAGGTTCGGTGACCACAACATTGTCAAGCCCGAGGACATACCGGAAGAGGGAACCAATTACATGGTTTGTGACCCTGCCGGTGCGCGTAACTGGTTCATGCTTTGGGTGCGTGTAGATCGTGCCGGGAGAAAGTGGGTTTACCGTGAGTGGCCTGACACAAGCATGGGTGAGTGGGCTATTGCGTCAGCGAAGGCGGACGGTAAACCCGGTGTAGCGCAGACCAACCAGGCTGGAAGAGGCATTGATGAATACAAGGACATGATCCTGTCAATGGAGGACGGGGAAGAGATTGCCGAGAGATACATTGACCCCCGCAGTGCAGGAACATTGTCAGCGGGAAAAGCGGGTGGAACGAGCCTGCTGGAGTTACTGGAGGAAGATCCCCCGATGTTCTTTACACCATCAGCAGGGACAAGGATTGATGAGCGGGTGGGGATTATTAACGATTGGTTGGCTTATGATTTGGATGAGCCAATCTGCTCAGTAGTGAATGAGCCGAATCTGTATGTGTCCAATACCTGTGAGAATTTGATCTATAGCATGAGGGAATGGACGGGGAGAGACGGGCAGAAGGGAGCCAGTAAAGACCCCGTTGATGCGCTGGCATACCTGGCAGTGATGGACCCTGAAGGGGAGGACAAGAGCGTCTATATGGCGAAGGGTGTAATTGGAAGTTATTAAAATATGAATGTCATGGAAGAAAAGCATCCACCCCTTGTGCCGCTTGCGACGGCAAAGGAAATCACCGGACTGGGCGACAAGGAATTAAGGTATTTACGCGAGGAAGGTAAATTAAACACATATAAGACTCGCGGGGGATTAAACCGATACTATCGGGACGAGTTATATAAATTAATAAAAAAGGGGAATAACAATGGCTGATTATAATAATGACGGGGCAGATCAACTGGTTAATGCCAGCAAGAAACCGGATGTGGTTTATTTAAATAACGAACTGCAACGCAGTTTGTTTGACTACAATAACTTCGCCCAGGTCAGCAATGCGGACGACATACGTCTATGCCGCTGGACCGGGCAGACTGATGACGGGAAGAAGCATTCTGAGGCGATGCCTGACGGGGAACAGGTATTTCCGTTTGAGGGAGCGTCAGATGTTCGCACAAGACTGGTGGACTCAACCTGTAACGAGTTGAGTTGCCTAATGACCACTGCGTTCCAGCGCAGCAAGGTTAATGTCGGCGGCACTGAGGTGAACGACAGTTCCTCGGCGGCAGTGGCAACCACGTTAATGCGCTGGTTGTCCGAGACAAAGATGAGCCAGGAGTTGCTGCGCGAGGCACAGCTTGGATCACAATTCGGGCAGCAGTACGGGTGGAGTATCTTCCACGTTGGTTGGGACCAGAAGACTGCTGTTCGCAAGCAGAAGATTACGTTTGAGGAAGTTGCGGCCATTGCCATGCAGCAACCTGATTCAATTGTGGCTACGTTGCCCGAGATGATAATGAACCCCGATGCCGAGGATGAGGCGGCCAACCTGATCAGTGCATCGGTGCCTGACATCAAGGTGAGTGATGCAAGGAAACTTGTGCGCGACCTGCGCGAGACGGGTATTGGCGAGATCGATGAGGAGTACCTGCAAAGGAATACCCCGGCAGTGACGGCATTGAAACCGTATCAGGATATTGCCATCCCGCCCGAGACAATCGACTTGCAGGATGCCCGCGTTATTTATCGGCGCATCTGGATGACAGAAGTGCAGGTGCGGGCCAAGGAAATTGATGAGGGTTGGGACAAGGAGTTTGTGGACATGGCAAGCACGATGCAGGGCAAGCAGACATGGTTTGGCATTACGAACGACAACTTCACAATCGAAGATTCGACCAACGTCATGCGCCAGAGTCATTTGATTGAGATAGTTTATGCGTATGCGCGACAACTGGATGACAAGGGTGTGCCGGGTATTTACTGCACAGTCTTTTGTCCGGCGGCATCGAGTGAACTTTATGGAAAGCATGAACTGTTAGGCTACGCTCACGGTGAATATCCATTCGTGGAATATCGGCGTGAAAGGATAAGAAGGGCGATCACCGAGTCAAGGGGGGTTCCGCAGATTGCAGCAACAGACCAGGATGAGATCAAGACGCAGCACGATTCAATTCGTGATTCAACTGCGTTTACGACGTTGCCGCCAATCAAGGTGGTGAAACGTATCGGGGGAATAAACAAGGTGGGACCGGGAGTACAACTCCCGGTTACCCGCGCTGATGATTACACCTGGATGGAGCCGCCTGCGCGTCCGCCCAATACTGCGTTTGATTTAATCAGGCGAGTGGAGGCGACCCATGCGGCATACTTTGGCACTGCACACGTTGATGTGCCTGCGATCAAGACCCAGATGATGCAGCAAAGCCTGGTCAATGTCTGGCTTGAGTCATGGGCGAAGATTTATACGCAAATGTTCAAGCTATGTTTGCAGTATATGCCGCCCGAGGAGATTGAGAGGGTCACCGGGGGTCAACTTCCGCAAAACATCTCTGAAATTCAGCATATGTTTGATTTCATTGTCCGCTATAACGTGGAGGAACTCGATACCGACCTTGTTAAAGCCAAACTGGAGGCAATCACGCAGTTTGTGGTGCCTTTGGATACCGGCGGGGTGATTGATCGCAATAAACTGGTGAAAATCATCATAGAAGCGATCTCACCAGAGGCAGCAAGGGAACTTGTAGTGGACCAGGCGACTGCTTCGCAGTCTCTTTTCAAGGGAGTCCAGAGCGATATTGGCATGATGATGCTGGGCAATGAACCGCTTTATGTGGAGAACGACCCGGCCGCACAGACCAAGTTGCAATACACGCAAGACGTAATGGGAAAAAATCCAAAAGCGCAGCAGGCACTCCAGGGAGACGAACTCTTCAGGCGGCTCATGGAAAATTATGTCAAAAATCTCCAATTCTCAGTCACACAGGCAGAAAATTCTCAAATTGGGCGTGTCGGGGTTTCGCCGGTTTCCGACGAAATGGCGGCAGAAGCGCAATTGCCGCCCCCGGTTGAGGAGAACGTGGAAATGGCACAGGCTGAAACCGCACAGGGAGCATACTGATGGATGAGATTGATCCGAGAGTAATCCAGGCGTTTTCCTTCGTTGAGAAAAACGAAATGTGGGACGCAATCAACATCCTGCTGGATGCGTCGATTGATGTTGAGGTGACCTACGCAATCAGCGGAGACACCCAGGGCGAAGACAGAACCCATGCCGCTGGGCGTGCCAGTGCGTTAACGGACTTCCATGCACTGCTTCATAATCTACGCAGTCAGGCACGCGAACAGAACGGCATGACTCCACCCAAATAGCTGCCGACTCGCGCTGACCCAAGCTGACCCAAGCAGACCCC